TTTTATAGTAACTCGGCACGTACAGATAGATCATATTGCAGGTCGTAATGCACTCCTCCCTTTGGCTCGCTTATATCATAGATAATCTGACCGCTAGGAGATGAACCTACAAAAACTTTAATTCGGTAATATAGGTCGAAGCTGTAATTGACTTTTCTGATGAAATATTCTCTTTTGTTATCATAATCTTCTTCGGTAGGTACTGAAAGAGGTACCTTGACAATGAGATCTGCTGCATCAGTGGAAACATTTTGATATTGCAGATCATACAAACTATTGCCCTCTCTATTTGCTTCCTCTCTCCAGGCATCCTTCTGGGCTTTTACGGCTGCTTCGACAACTGAATTCTTGTTATCAAATGTTGCCCACTGGTACTTCTGTTCAGTGACGGGGACTGTTTGTTCTTCCTCCAGGTTAAATGGCTTGAGTAGTTTGGTCGTTCGGAGTTTAACGTTTGCCGGGAAGGATGAAGTCTTAGGTAATGAATAACGGATAGTATCAGGCAACATTCGTTGGCCATCTAATAGAATAGGAGACGAGAAATCCGGATTCATGCATTGTTGGGCTGATAAATGCATATCGGCTGTGATTATATGATTGGCATGGCGAAGTATTGCATCGTATTCTTTCCAAAAATGGTTGAACAAGCCATTTTTCCCTACAAAAAGAAGTGATATGTCACAAGACTGTCCGTTAGGTTTATTCAGAACAGGCTTTCCGGAGGCGTCCAGGCAAATTTGTGAGCCATACGGGAGTGAATACTCTTTATTAAAGAAGGAGAAACAAAATGCAAGCGGGGTTTGATAATCTACGTTTTCAGACAATTCGATATCCGAGCTTGAAATCGTAGTGTATCGGTGTACTTTTCCGAAAAGATATAGGGGTACATATAAGTAGGAATATAAGTTTCCTTTGAAACGTTCTAGATAGACAGGTAGAAATTCATCAATAGAACTAATTTCTTTATATGCCATGTCTGCGCCACGGTCCCATGGAAAGAAGTCCGTGGATACCAATTCTGAACGTCCGGATACATTATCTGTCTTATAGTAAAATCCGTATGCCTTATCGTATCTTAAGTATCCTTGTGCCTGGGTGGATACAATATAGTGATATGGTTTTAGGAATTTGTCCAGGGACTCGGATGCCGGTGCAGCCGTCCACTCTGGGATCTGTCCGCGAACATTGGTGGAAGCCGATAACTTTAATTGTTGGGGCGCTTCGAAATCGGTTGTTGGTGTGGAAGCCTTCAATAAGGTCCAATCTGAAGAAGGATTTGACTTGAGTATATCCCGTATAAATTTCAATCGAATTGTCCGGGTGTTACCGTCTACAAAATAAAGCAACCCAAAGCGACACCACAGTGCTTGCATAAATTCATTAATAGTGCAATCCGGCATGAGGTCGGCACATTTTAATACACCTTTTACACAACAATCTGCCGCGTTGTTGAGTACGACTAACTGTTGCAGTTGATGATGACTGGCGAATGGGTTTTCAACAACCGTATATCCGTATGTCGAAAATATGGCTTCAAGGATATTCCTAACTTTCATAAATGGTACGATACCGTATCCTTCAGGCAGAGATACTTCTACCGGTTCACCATTGATGATAAGGGTTTCGGTCCGAGCTTTCCACAGATAGCCGTTCTGAATATTATTAATTATTTCAATATAATCGGTATCTGTATTATTTTCTGTTTTTCGGTTGCAGGTTAAAGCGACAGGAAACAGGCAAAATGGAGAATCATCATTAAGTCTGTTTTCAAAAATGTAGGATATAAGTTCAGGTACTCCTCCTTCGGGCTGATAAACGGGTAATTTGATGGACTGCAAAGACACAGCATTCCAGATACTATACAATTCGGATTCGCCAAATCCTACATTAAATGTAATGCCTTCTTCTGATGTATTGACGATATTCATTTTCCCGATACGATGATACACCCCGTCTGCGACCGTGACACGTTCATCTGCAACAGGTGCAGAGTCGATATCCGTTCGTTGAATGTGTCCGTTCAAACGAAAGTTGTTTTTTGTGCCCGGTATTGTTGCTGCAATACTTTGTGAACCACGCTCATTATAAATGGGCGAACTGTCTTCTATTTCCGTGCTGAAGTCTTTCGATAGATCGAAGGTACCGGATGCGTTTGAAATTCTTAATGCCATATTAGTTGCTATTTAGTTGAACGTGTGAACGGTTTCTTTGACTTTTCGTCTAGCTCTTGGGCCTTTCGTATGTCACGTAGTGAGACGTATACTTTAAGATTTTTGAGTGTGTTGATTAACATTCCAATTTCTTTGATCAGTTTTTCAGATTCAGAAGAAGAATAGCCTGTGTTTGTCTTTTCTTGGCTATCGGGAATGTTCTTATCTATTATAGAGTAGTTACCTGAAGCTCTTTGGGAAATGTGTCCGGTACGGGCATCTTCAATTGCTGATAAAACTAGTGGATAGTTTACGTGTTTTTGCAGACGTACCAGGTCTTCAGCATTAATGATTAACTCTGCACCATTTTCGGATATTAAAGAGGTACGCCGTACAATTCCGGTAGGAGCGTTTCCAATATAAGGAATATCCCGGTAACTTTTACCGTCATCTTCCCCGATAACATCATACCGGCCGGATGCCCATTGGGAGACACTGACAGTTGCACGCTTGGGGGCATCAGTAGGGGTGGAGCCTGAATCGCTGGAAGAATCTGATGAATGTTTTCCGCCAACTAATCCTTTTAAGGCTGTTTTGGCGGTTGCGAGTGCTGCCATAATCAATCCGGAGAGGATAGCAGCACGAGCTGCGCCGGAAGCACCGAATGTGGCTACCGAGTCAGGCATGGCCATGGCTTCCGCTGTGGATCTGGCAACAGCACCGGTTGCTGTAGCTGTTGCTTTTACAATTTCTGCTTCAACTATTTTTCCTAATATATCGAACACGATATCAATCATAGTATCAGCAAAGCCTTGCATCGCGTTTTCCTGTCCGGAAATAAGATTGCCCATTGCAGAACCTAGCTCGGAACCATATTGCTTGTATGTTTGAAGTCGGTCTTGGTATTGTTGCTGCTCTTTTCGGGTCTGGGCTTCAGTCTTTTTTTGTTCAGCATCTTTGGCTTTGGCGTGGGCGTCTTGTTCTTCCTTCACGCATTTTACCTTGAAATCAAGTAGTTGTTTCTCTACTTGCTTTCGTTGTTCGGCATTCAGACCGGTAAGGGAGAGCATTCGTTCGAGATGCATGATAGTGAGTTGTTCCATCGCATCATTGTATGCAGCCTCGGAATTCAGGTTATCATCTTTTCCGGAAGCATACAACATTTTTAAATCCTGTTGCTGTTGTTCATATTGAGCTTTTTCTTCGTTGAGTTGTTCTTGAATGTGCTCTTTCTGCATTTTAAGTTTCAGATCATTAATTTGATTTTGAAAATCAATGCCTTCTTTAGATTTGCTGCCAGCTGCTTTCAGAGAACGTTCCAGGTATTCCATTTGGATGCATTCCATTTCCTTTTGAAGTTGTTCTTCTGTTTGCAGAGTTTCATCGCCACCTTCCAGGTACATCTCTTTTAAGAAGGCTTGTTTTTGGGTATATAATTTTTTTTCTATTTCAAGTTGCTCTTTGAGTTTCTCTTGGCTTTTTTTTTCATCATCAGTAGTAGTATTTTTTGAGGTGGGTTTATTAGCTGTAACCACCACTTCCGCTAATTGATTACTTTGTGACTGTTGGTTACTTTTTTCTGAAGGTAGATAGGGAGAAAATTCATCTTGTATCTTTTTTATGTCTTTATATTCTTTCTTTATTGTTTTGGCATAATCTTCTATATCGCCTATTAAATTTGTGGAAAGGTGTCCGTTATCGTAATATACTCTACGTATAGTATTGTATAAAGATTTAGCAATAGATTCGGCTGTCTCTCCTTGCTCAATGAGTTTTTTTGTGGTTATATCTATACCTTGGCTAATCTTGTTAACCTGAGAAGCGGGAAGATCTGCCAACAAGATGTCCTTTACATCCTTCATCTGGTCTATTTTTTTATCCATATTATCTCTGGATATTTTTTCGGATCTTTCGTTCAGTATTTTTTTTGCAATGTTTTGTTCCATTGCCGTATTAATTTCATTATAGGCTTTCTTGATGTCTTTTAGAGATGAATTCTCATCTAACAGGTTTGTCAGATATTGACCATATTTAGAATTTATTTCTTCTATCAACTCCTTGCGTCGTTGAATGCCGTCACCGGCTTTCCCGGCAGCATCCGTCAACTTGCGTAATTCGTCTCGTTCTTTATTAGATGCTTTAAGAAAAGAGTTGAGAGCATCTTCCGCTTCTGATGTTCGTGTAAAGAATTTGTAGAAAGCCATAGCTGCTGCGATTACGGCAGAAGCCACTAGTGCGATTAGATTACCTTTGGTTGCAGTATTGAAGGCTCTCATTGCAGTTGTGGCCATTTTAATGTTTCCGGATAATGCAAATTTAGCGGCAGACAGAGCTAGTGTAGAAGCTAAACGAATTTTACTCCAGGTTTCTGCTATTTTGTCCGTAGCAATGTTGAGTAGTTTGGCATTTCTAAGTTTTGTCTCATAAAATTCGGTTGCTTTTACTGCAAGATAATAAGTTGTAATGGCAGTAGTCAGGGTAATAATGGTACTTGAGTGTTTGACCATGAATCCGATCAGGTCAATAATCTTTCGGCTCCAGTTTACAGTGCCGTTTACCACGCTTATGATTGAAGGATTGAGCTTTTCCATTAGCTCCATTCCCATTTCATTCATTTTGTTTTTGGCTTGAGCGAGTTTGGCAGCCGCTGTATCGGATTTGGTGGCTGCTTGTTCCATTGCGACACTGGTACCGGTGACAGCCTTAGTATAGTATTTCACTTTTTCAGTCTCGTTGATCAGGACAGAGGCAACGTTATATCCTTCTTCACCAAACATTTTTTTGATTTGGGCTGCTGATAGTTGCTTTTTCTGCAAGTTATCCAGTGCAGTTTCCAAACCTACTATTTTGGGATTGGTCTCGTCAGCTCCGGTCTGTAAGGTCAGGAAGAATTTCTTTAAGCCGGTACCGGCAATTTCATCTTTGATACCCTTTTCTGCTAAAGTTTCGATAGTGCCTACTAACTGCTCGATAGGGATGTTGGCGGATGAAGCGGCGACACCTGACTTGGTGACTGCGGTAGTTACCGATTCAACGGCGGCAGCACCGTATTTAGAACCGGCGGCCATGACATTAGCGTAGCGGGCTGCCTGATCAGCACCGTCCCCATATTGATTGAGTGAGAGAGTAACGGCGTCAACAGCATCTTTTAATGACATTCCGGAGGCGGAAGCCAGAATAAGAGTTTGTTCGGTTACTTCCGCTAATGCTTCCTTGTTCGATAATAACTCCGGTTTGGCAGAACCGACGAGCTTGTAAGCGTCAAGGATTTCTGTTGCTGATTGCCTGATGCGGATTCCGGAATCTGTCATTTGAGTAGAGAGGCGGACTGCTTGTTGCTCCAGCCAGTCGATGCTGTCTTTCGACAAGCCGGTTAATGCTTCTACATCGGCTTTAGCGTCTTCGCGTTCGTTGCGTTTCTCCCGAAGTTGATTCAGTTTCAGAGTTAATCCGGTTACGGCCGCTATGACGGTGGTGACAACAGCCGCGTATTTATTGAACATTTCCACTGCTTTCCCTATCGGGCTGGCTTGACATCCAACTTCTACGCGCATATTTTTTTGTGCTCTGGATACGGCTTCGGTCACCCGTCTGTTTTGTTCCAGAGCTGCATTGTATTGTGCGGTATCGGGTACGGCCGCACGAAGTTCTTTACGGACGTTTTGACTGACAGCAAGTAATTCGTCATAGGTTGCTCCGGAGAGATTCTTCAAGACACGGTCAGTCTCCGAGACTTTTTGCTTGTAAGTATTTAGGGTCTTGTGCTTGTTTTCCAGTTCTTTTTGCAGGGTCTTGGATTTCTTGCTATATCCGGATTCTGATTTATCGAGAGAAGATATTTTGTTTTCTAATTGCGTGATAGCATCTTCTATCTTCTTAACTCCGGCAGAAGCTTCGGTGCCGTCGATGAATATTTTTATACTACGGTTCAGGTCGTTCATAAGGTCTGTTTTTATTTTTCTATGTATATTTTGCTCGCGTCGATAATCATGGTATCGGAATAGCGCATACAGATATCAGCAAGTTCCGGAAGCCGCTTCTTTATAACAGGATCGAACCAATGATATGCGAGCCGGTTCCCTTCATTCTGCTTACCAAGTGAGGCGGGATTTGTATGGCGGATGATGCTTGTATTTATTTCAATTCCATTGATTCGTTTTAGATAACTCCATTTGCTACCGGAGAAACCGCCTTGCCCACGCCCGGCTCCCTTGTGGATGTAGACACCATGTCTGGGAAAAGAGAAACCTAGACGATTGATAAGCCCGTAGCTGTCTGTATATGCTTTGGGCTGCAACTCGCGAGCTATCCGTAGACTACGTGATGCAATAGAGGCTTTGAGTTGTTTGGAAACGGAATCTTGCCATTGCTCTATTTCTTTATTAAACGCAGTTGACCGATCTGCATCTTTAGCCAGGTTGAACCGTTCTATTTCTGAAATCGTCTCCATTTGAATGAGGCGTGAAGAAGGCGATGAGGAGAACTTCTCGGCTTTTCGTCTGGCTGCATTGTACCGTCTGACTTCATTCCTGTTTTCTGATAATCGTTTATAAAGTCCCATTATAGAAAGAAGTTTTCGTCAATGATATAGTCTTCCGGAACATTCAGAAAGAAAGTCAATACGGTGCCATAGAAATTGTCACCGATAGGTCCAATGCCATTAATCTGTGTATTTCGGTCTACATATTCGACTTCCTTCAGCAGTTTGTTGCGAATCTGCTTGCATATACATTTACATTGTTTTGCAGCCTGATTGATAGAGTTCGGATTTCCGGAGACCGTACTTTGGGCGACGATGAATGAGTAGACTTGTTTGTCGTTGAGTGCGTCCGCTCCATTGTCTTCGGAGTCGGATTCGCAACCATCAACAGCAATTAGAATGTTTCCGTCAACAGAAGACAGGCTGTCGTTAAGATCCGTCAGGTCCTCCAGTCCGAAAGCTGTGAAGAATCTTTTCTTCTGTGGGCTGTGTGAGATGTCTTTGAGTGACGAAGCCAGTGCTTCGCCATAAGCGAAATGGTCATACTCCATAACTGCATGATATTTAGGTTATGGAGACAAAAATAGCCCGCAGCGGGCGGGCTATAAAGGACAAAACCGGAGACTAAAAGAGTAGGAGTAGTCCTAGCAAAAGAAACATTAATATAATCCAGAATGCTTTTGCTAGAAAAGAGTGCGAGGCTTTAAAAAAGGCCAGGCACAGTAGTACTATTCCGGATATGCTTACTATCGTTAATATCATTTTTGTTCTTCGTCTGATTCGGGAAGCAAGATACGAATTAATTCAGAAAGTTGTGCGGCTGCACGTTGTTTTTCGTCCATTGCTACTTCCGGATCTAGTAACTTGTTTATTAATTGTAAAGCTTCATGTCTATTCATAATGTTATTTTTTTAGAGGTTGAATATTACTTATTGCTTGGATATGCTTTTTAATTATTCTGATTTCAGATATGAGTGTTAGTCGATTGACAGAATCGATGTCCGGAGAATCAATATCAAGAGCCAGGTCAATAGCTTTTTCCAAAGTGTTTTCCATCCATGAGTGTTCTCCCTCTTGGATAGTCTTTATTGATTCAATACAGTCGTCGGTGAGGATGATCCCATTGATTTCTGTTGGTATCATGGCTGGTCTCCTTTCTGCTCCAGTAGGTGAGATCCTTCTCCAAAAGAATAATGACCGCGTACTTTACTGTATGAGATATGACATACAGGACTGCTGTCATCATCACCTAACTTTATACTCCATTGTCCGCCGGAAGAGTCTCCATTATGCCCATTAAACTTGAGAACTTTTTGATGGGGATATTTGTCATTCAGTTCCTTGACAACTTCTTCAAATTCGCATTTTAGAGAATCCATAGCACATTCATCTTGTACTAAAATTCGGTCGTATGCCTGGGCGAACTCACACATTTCCTGCCCCTTGCGGTTTACATTCTTGTAAGTCTGTACATGGTGGATGAAGAACATCATTTTCGACCTCCTTTCTGACACTTCTTTGCTCGATAGACACAAAGGGCAGCACCGATCACTGCTGGGGGAAAGATGAAGGTCAAACAAAAACAGGCGATAGCAGAGACGTAATAGGCGTCTGATGCGGAGTTGATAGCGCAGTCTTTTTTCAGTTCACGGAAGTAACGCTGTTGGAGCGTGTTTACATCTGTTCCTGTGCGGAATGAGGGCACGTAGTTCGTGCCCTGGGTTAATTGTTTCATATACTACATTTGGTTTGGCTGTTATTGGCAAGTTCTCGTGTACCTGGATGGTACACGAACGGCTGCCAATTTCCCGTAGTCGCCAAACCAAATGTAGTATAACCCCGAAGAGCTGTAATACAACGAGAAGAAAGACAGCCGTATTCTTTTATAAATAAACTTCTACTATTTCGTATATGAATTTGCCAACAATATTAATATCGGAAGCAAACTGATGGACATGAAAAAAGCCCAATTTCGTATTGAGCATCTAACCGTTGCTCATCGGGATAGATTATCTATCATTTGATTTGGCACTACAAATATGAGGATAATATTCGATAATGCCAAAAGAAAACGCTTTTATTTAAGAAGTTCATGTAATTCTTCACGATATTGTTGTAATCGTTTCTCTGCATTGTTGGCGATAATTTCTTTATCTTCTCGAATAGCTTTCTCATAAGATTTTAATGAGTTACGAATGTTATCTCGTAGCTTTTTTAACACCCATTTTTTTTCTTCTGATTCAACAGATATCTTTTTTAGTTCTTCTATTAACTCGTTCATCCATTTAGGATATTCTATAGGCATCAATAGCTTTGGGGGATTAACTTCTTCTATTTCTTTATTTCTTATTTCTTTTTCAATCCTGATTTCTTCATCAGTAGGTGTATAATAGACTCTAATAGTAATGAATATGGCATCTGAATATTCAGAGGTAATATCTTTACCGGAATCAATTACTTGGATTTTATAGATCTGCTCGTTATCAATAAGTTGTGTGACTTTAGATGATTCATGTGCTGGTACATATCCAATCCTTTTTCTATCATGTACTATTTTAATAGCAAATTTGTCATAAGGATTATTGGGCTCTTTGATAAAATGGATGTCTGATAATATATCTAATGATAAAATAGTCTCTTTCGCTAAAGCAGTACGGTAATGTATTCCTGCTATATCAAATTCAATATATCTATATTTATTGTAATAGTCGTTATTTAGACGGTCTTCTTCTTCCTTTATTTGTGCCTCATGTTTCTCTTTCCATTTAGAGAAAGAAACATTATCTATAGTTACTAATGTGTTATCATTTTTATTTCCGATAGGGGTACTTTTTGATGAAGATTTATACCCAATAATCAAAAATATAGCAATTACAGATATGATTAATATTATATATATCATATTATAAATAGACGAATTCCTTATGTCGCGTGCCAACTGGAACCACCCAGCCACCCGATTTTACGGGTGCACGACATAAGGAATTCGCGAGTTAGTTTGTTCTGGCAGTTGCTAAAGTACATTCTTTTTGGGAATCTACAAACAAAAGTAGAGTTTTTTTGCTCTGCTTTTGTTTGTAGATTTAATATAGACTGAGAAAATTATATTAATTAAGAACGTGATTATTCTATATTATAGATCGCAAAATTTTCCAGTAGATTAATTCTTTGAGTAAAATAATGTAAAGGTACTGCTATATTACGTTGAGATGTCCATTCTAAAGCTGAAGACAAAAGTTCTTTGTTGATCGTCTTTACATTAAAATTGATTACTAGATTTGGTTGAGAAGGATCTCTAGTTAAGAGTTTATCGTTCTCATCGGAATTTTCATACTTAAAAGTATAACATCTTAATAGTAAGGCTATGGTGAAATGAAATTGTCTACTAGGAGAAGAACTATACTTTTCTTTAATCTGTAAAATTTGTTTTGGAATTATACTCTCTAATTGATCTGTAAGTTCTTGTATAGTATAACTTTCGTGGATTATTTTTGCATAACAATCGGATTCACAAATACGAAGGTATGTTAATAGACATATTAAATCAGCATATATGACTTGGTCATGTCTATACATATTCAAAGATAAACGAATATGAGCAAATATTTTTTCTATTTGTCTTAGTGATAGATTCTTATGCATAAAGAGAATATTGGCTATAGCCAAAAAAGATTCTTCTATTTCTCTAGTACCTCTTGGCCTTTCATATGCTTCGAAGCCATAGTAGTCATATAAATAGCTACAGAACTTCTCTACATCAGGATCAGGTAAAGCATATTCAATATCAATAAATCTTTTAAGATATTCATCGGCATTTATTGATTCACTTCCGTAATATCCGCGTATGGAGTTGCTTAATTGTTCTTTATCTATGGATAAGACAAATATAATATTAGGTATGTTGAAAAGATGTTTTATTCGTTCTAGTACCTTTACAGCATAATGTGGGTTACATCGATCAAGCTCGTCTATGATAAATATCAATGGTTTCTTTTCGCAAACTTCATCTACAAATATTTCGAGCTTTTTTCGAAATTCTAGTAGACTTCCTTTTTGGCTTTCATAATTATCTATTTCTTTTTCCAACATGGAAGCCCCTTCTTCGGCACAATCACAAAGAATCTCAACTACTTCTTCTCCTGCATATTTCTTAATTACTCCCTTGAACATTGCAGGGACTGCCTTTAGTACAATTCTTCCCGCTGTATTTATCATGGATGATGCTAAGTCCTTTGTTCTTTTAGAAGAATTTATTTTGTTAAGTTCACCAAGTAGACCTACAAGAGGATCTGAAATAAAGTCATTTTCCCAAGCATTAAAGTATAATGTTTGGAAGTTATCTAGTTCTAGGTATGCTTTCCACATTTCTACAAATGTGGTTTTGCCTGTTCCCCATTTGCCGTCTATAGCTAAGACAAATCCTTTTTTATATGTAGTGATAATAGTTTTAAGTACTTCTGCGTACTTTTCTCGACCTAATTTGCAATTTAAAAAGGGCTGGTCAGCCGGGATTTCTAGTTTTTCAAGTTTACAATTCATAGTACGTGTTTTTAATTTGTTACAAGTGCAAAGATAAGAGGAATAAAATTGAATGTACTAAAATAATGTTGTATTTTAGCTCAAAAATAGACTATGGAACAGAAAAGTATTATATCAGAACAGACACGAAAGGAACTTGACAAAAATACGGTTGACTTCTATTTAAGTGAAGCTGAAAAACAATTGGATGGCGTGGTGGATGTGTCTAATAGAATAACTGAGAGGGCATATATTCTATTAACAGGTATTATTACTGTACTGACTGGATTTGGATGGATATTGAATATGCAGGAAGGAAATATAAGTCTTGTTTTAATTTCTATCATTGGTATATTGGCTTCTATTGTGGTTCTAGGTATTTTGATATTGAAAATTATATGTATTCATACAGTTTGGCTACCCGGTAAAAAACCGTCCGAACTAGATATTGATATCTTCATTGATTATTATTGTTCTTGTAAAATAAGAGGTGATAAGCGATATGTGAATATTGTAGCTGATCATTTGGAGGCTATTGAAAATAAAATAGCCCTTAACCTGGAAGATATCAGGGTAAGGACTACTTGGTATGGGCGTTGTTTAAAGATATGCTTTTTTACGATCTGTATAATAGTACTTATACTGGTTGCAGAGCATTTTACTTCTGTTTGGGCTTTGGTGCACCATTGGTTTGAACTCCACTGCCCGGTCTGATTTGAGGTTTGATCGGTTTACTTGACTGTGTCCCTTTTTTCATGGTTAAATATGGCGAATCCCTTATCACCGCGCGCCAAAAGGTTATATAAAGACCTTAATCCGATTTTACGGATTACGCAATGAAAAGGGATTCATATTTTTATATAATTATTTGGCGACAGCTAAATTACAAATACTTATGAAGATCGCAAAATGAAAATCGTTTTTTTGAAACTTTACTTTCATATAAATAGAAAAGCAACCGTTATTCGGTTGCCTTTTTAAACTCCCTGAGCTGATCAATCGCTGTATTGAATGTCGGATTTTCCCAGTTCTTTGATACCATTTGTATCATAGTGCTTAGGAAGGATCCACAATCAAGAATTTTAGTGCTTTTATTTAGTTGAATATTTCCTTTTGGATAGGCTTTATTCTCTAATATTTTCTGTGCCCAAGAGAGTATCTCTTGGACTGATTCTTGATTATAAGTTTCTGCCATCTTTATATATAAATAGGAAATAGGTTAATAGTGCCCATGTTCGGTAAGTGTGGAGTTTACATTATCTGTTACTTGATGTAAAAAAGAACCTGTGTTCACTATATCAACAATAACTGTTGGATCAGGATGGTATTGCTTTTTGTGATTACTGTCTGTACAGACAATAGATATTGAACCTGGATTTATTATTGTCGATCTAAAATTGTGTTTTGAACCATGATGTGGTATTTGTATTGTTTGGATAGTTGCGTAGAGATTTTGTAAACGTTTCATTAGTCTATTATAGAGTATGTCTTTATCGGTATTTACATCGCCGTAGTATATGCAATTTAATCCTGTTTTATACATTTCGTATCTTCCTGGTTGATAAGAAAAAAAAATGTAGGGAATGAAATTTAGGCACATTCCAGAGAAGACCACTAAGGATGTATCATTAATATTTCCAGATAAATTTTTGTATACATTTTTGATTCTATCATAGTTGTTTTTAATATAAGATACTGAATCGAGCTTAGAATGATCTAAGCCTTCAGCCTTTAATGCGACTTGCAATTGTTTGACTTTAGCAGCATAATTATAATTAAATGGAATGAAGCACCAATCAGCAATCGGTACTCCAATGTATGTAGCTGTAATTGATCTACCGCTAGGCATTGTAAGTTCTTCATCTCTGGTTTCATTGTTGTTATCCTCGCTTTCTTCTTCTGGAAGTATCCGGATTATTTCTGCTTCATTCCTAAAATAGTTCTCAGTATTGGTGATAAGCTCTTCATAACCAGCTAAATCTCTATTTGAGTATGCGAATAGTACCCTGTCGCCTTTGGGAATATAAGGTATCACTACTCTTTTTATTCTGCAGTGTTTCATTAGCTTTGGGATTCCGCTAATGTGGTCTTCATGAAAATGGGATATGAAAAGAATATCAATTTGTTCTCCTTTATTGAATCTAGATTGAATCATCAAATCTAAATTAACTCCAGCAGTAACAGTACCACAATCGTATACGATATTGAAATATTTCATAGTATGTGGATCAACGTGTTTTTCGGTATAGAAAGCACCGAAGCCTACAGGGTGAAAAATCCGTGTTAACTCCATAATGAAAATGGGCGAATCCCTCACTATAGTGCGCCCACCGGTGTTATTAACCGGAACCAGATATCTGGTTACACTATGGCAAGGGATTCATGTTTTAATAACGATATTGGGCAGGTGCTAAAGTACAATCTTTTTCAGATTCGGCAAAAAGTAAGCGGAGTTTTTTGCTCCGCTTACAAATGAAAGTTAGAAGTTGGCCACTTCGTAATATTTAAAAAAGTAATATAGCGCTACCTTGTGCCATTTGGTAAGCTCTTTGTCACCGGACAGAAGTGAGGATACGGTGCATTTGTCAATACCTGTATAGTTGCTCAGGTGCTTACTTTTTAATCCCAGGCGTTCCATTCGTCTTTTTATCCAATCAACGGTAATACCGTCGATGTCTTTACGGTCGAAGTTTACGGCAGATACGGTCAGCTTCCAGTTGTCCGGGATTTCTCCTTTAAACATTTCACGGATACGTTCAGTCAGTTCTTTTTTACTAAGGAACTTGTCATTTACCAGATCTTTTTGTTCTGCTCGAACAATTAACCGGCCTTCATTATAGGAGACAACTTCAATGGAGATGTGCCCCATGCGCTGATACTGCCTTGCAAATTCATCTATTCGCTTTTTACTCTCGGCAGGGAGAGGTAGTAATTCAAGATTCTTCATAATTCATCAATTTACGTTTTGATAATCGGGTATTTAATAATACAATATACTTTGTAATGGAGGGGCTTTCGCCCCTCCGGATCACAATTTGATGAGTCTCATTTGCCCAATGTCGAAAATAGCGATCTGCCCATTTTCACGTCCGAATTGCTTGGCTTCTTCGAGATTAGTGAAAATCCTGATGGAGTCGAAATAAAACTGATTGTTTTCTTCGTTAAGCCATCCACCGACTTTCTTTTCGTGCATCAAAGCATGATTAAGAACTCTTTTCAATCCTTCTTCTCCGAAACAGTCTTGGGTTTCAAGATAGGCGACTGAAATACCTTTTGTGACCTTTTTTAAGGTTGTGAGGTCAACCGTGAATCCGTCAGGATTCGCATCTGCTATCTTTAGGATAGCCTCGAACAATTGTTCCATAATATAAAAGAACTTATGCGGACGTCACCCGCGTTTGTTTGACACTGCAAATATACAGAAAAGTTTGCTACTAACAAACTTTTTGTTGTTTATTTGTTTGCTACTAACAAACTTTTATCTGTTTCTTAGACTTTCTTCGGTTTCCTCTTTACGTCTGATCGATTCGTCCATTGCGTACAAGGCATCAAGAAAAAGACCTTTTCTGATTTCCGGCTTTTTGGTCATGTCTGATTGTGCAAGGGAGTCAAGTAGTCGGAGCTGCGAATCAAATACACGACCGTTACTTTTTCCTTCTCCGGAGAATATTCGTGGATAAGCTTCGGCCATACAGGAGAGACTTCCTAGAATGTACCAGTACATAGTTATTTTTTTATCTTCAGGGAGATGTTGCAGAATGGCTGCATCTTTATCCAGACAATTGATATCGAACTCTTTTCCACGATGCCACAGACAAGCTAACAGGTGATTGATCTTTTTAGGATCTGATTGCATGGCGTCCAGGTATGTTTGCAGATACATGAATTGTGCAAAGGTGATATCGAATAATTGGTCTTCCGGGCCGGTGAATTTTCTTAAGCGGCAACGGAGGGTTGGATAAGGATTGGTTGTCAGTTCAGGGTTAATAAGGTATTGTTTCAATGAGGTATTGAGGCGGTTCTCTACTTTACGAATCAGAAAGTTGAACTGATCAGCAAGCAGGCTGATTTCTTCCGGAAGGAGAAAGTATTGACGGCTGCGAATCTGGAAACGGACAGTTTCACTTTCCTGCCCGATTTTTATACGGACATATTCCTTGAATATTTTTTTGTGCCGGCATACGTGCGCTTTTAGACAATAAAGCATCATGTAGACTTTAACTTGCTCTACCGGTACATTTGATTGGGTAAGTGCTACTAGATAAAGAAGCTGCTTGGGGGTTAGTTCGTCCCAGTTTCCCGGTATCTTGTAAATATCGTCATTGATTTGTATTGTATGCATGATATTATGATATTGAGGTAAATAGCTTTTTGTCTTTGGAATTGAAGTTCATAGCTTGAGATATTGTTTCAATTCCAAGTTCCGTCCCGTTTTCTGTCAGGTAGGAGCGTATCTTGCCGGCGTAGTATGTTGCCTGATCGGCGAAGAAGTTACCGTTTGCGGACGGATCTTGATAAATCGGTCGGATAGTGGGGGAGTATTCGATCTTTCTACCGGATATACGTTGCTCGGTTGTTTTCTGTGAGGTGTACAACTCGGCTGTTTTATTGGCAAGATAACGGATAATATATTCAATAAGTATCTTCTGTTTGGGTGTTTCCTTACTTTTAGAGAATGCTTCTTTCATTGCTTCATATACTTTGTCCGATATCATTTCCCGGACGTTATGTTCCTGAAGCTGGCGAATGGTAGGGAACATGATGCGATAAGATAATATGGAGTAGTCTATATTTACCATGCCGATATCTTGAAAATCCGTCGCATTACGGATAAAACAAAAGCGGGAAATAGTGTCAGCGACATAGTCAGAATAATCCGCCTTGTTTTCTTCCAGGTAGGATATCAACCGGTCGAGAGCTTGCATTCCCCGGAAGCATAGGTTTACTTTGGCTGCTGCAATTTTTGTGTCACTGGCAGGAGAACGTTGCCCTTGTACATTACTTACTGTGATGCCGCTGTCTCCAAACATGACACCTAATTCGTCAGTAGCAAGCATTAGGGTCAATGGGCCGAGTGCACGTAGTAATCTGTCGCATAATTCAGATTCTGGGCATTCTTTTGCTTTTTTGATGACGGACTTTCCGATGTATGGCTCTATGTAGATATCCAATGCGTCTTCGATATATGGTTCGATAGACTCATAAGGCAGCGAGGCGTTTATTTTGACTACCTTTTTAAAAGTTTCGATGTCGGGGATGAGTATATTCATTTTTGTTCAGTTTCCGGGGTTAAACCTGTGTTCTTAGTTGCTCCCGTACCTTTGTCAAGTGTGGTCAACTGGCAGTTAGTTACGGCAAAATAGATGTCTTTAGGCCACTGGTTTATAGCCTTGACAAAGTATAGAGGTTCCAGAGTTAGATCTTGATACATTTTCATTAGTGCCTGTTCAATAGTGAATAGCTCGCGGGCTTCGGTACCATTGATACTTTTTCCCTTTCCCGGAGCTGCGCCGATAATGCTGGGGTGTACCCCCATTCCGTAACACATCATGTTACTGACTTCTTCACTGTCTTCGATGTATTCTCCACCTTTGAAGAATGATTCGAGAGGGGTGATAATGATATCTTTATCTTCAAATCCTTTTATACGGTCATAGCGAAAGTGGGATATAAAACCTTTGCCGGCATTTTCTTCGCCGGCTAAGAAGTCGTTCATGTCTTGAAGGAATTTACCTCTGCGGATTGCCTTTTCATCATCTTTGACAATCTTTTCTGATGCGTATAACTTCTCCCAAAAGGTTTCTTGGATATAGATAATGTATCTGAGTGCCATTTGATTCTTGATCAGTGATTTTTTGAAAACAGGGATTGCACTGGAGAAATCATACCAGCCGGACGCAAAAACGCTCCACCAATACGGATGGCTGTAATAAAAACGTCCTGGAGTGGAGATACGAAGATTGTGGATGAACCTACGATCTTTGCCTACTATTGTTTTTCCGTTGTTGTTAGGCGCAAGCCCGATTCTTATTTTTAAATCGAGCAATGGAGATTGCCTGTCGAGCAGGGGAGTGGCGACAAGATCTTCCGGTGTTCCTTTATGCCATTCGGCTGAGTAACCGTGCCACTCGCTTTTCCCGGTCTTCTCGTCAATCTCACTTATTCGGGAACAGGTAGACTCTTTTGCTTTGATTTGCACGATACGGGGAGATTTATCATCATTGTTAAATATATACTCCAGATAGCCGTCATAGAATATAACAAGGTCATTGGCTAACTCCATACGTATAAAATTGAAGTTGTTGTTTTCGAGGAATTCAAAGATTTCCGGCTGTTCCTCCGGGAGGACTTCTTCTTTTATTATTTTCTTTGTAGCCTTATCGCGATACTTGCGATATACGAGTATGCTGTCTCCGAATACGACTTTGTTCTTGAATTCAATGTTGCTTCCTACGGTAACATTAATCCCTATTTTTTTCATAATGTCGTAAGGCATATTATTATTTCGTCCACGTTGCATAAATTTAATTGGAGCCGCTTTCCCTTTGGGAGTAACTTCAATAGCGGATGTGTTTTTGTCAGTGGTGATATCGGTGTTATCACTGAATTTGATAACATTATTGCCACCTTTTAAGACGGCATAGGTATCATATCCTTTCAGAATAAGGTTAGCTGGTGCCTGTTGCAGTTTTTGCTGTTTCATTAGAAATATACTTTGAAATTATTGAATTTGGTGACAAGGCACCGGCGAATCTTTTTGGGGGTAACTTCTCCACAGGGTAATACATTGATTGTGCTTCCGCTGCTATGGAATGAAGTTAATACTGCTCGATCGTAAGTAACCAATTCGCCATTGCTTTTTTTGCAGAATTGGATAGAGAATTCAAGAGGCTTTCCGTCTTTTCTGCGTTCCATTATCTGCCAAATCTTACTTTGATGTATTCTTTTGTCTTTTAGCATGATTGATAAAGATTAAGATGATAAATACTATTGGAATCCCGATGATTAGTCCGTATTTGATGCCGTTGTCTATTCCGGTTGCGACGGAATTACCGGCGTCTCGGTGAGACTCTAATTTGCTGTCTTGCTGAAACGTGATATCAGTTTTCGTCTTTTGCTTCTCAGATATGTGTACAGTGTCATTTTCTTGTAGCAGGGTTTTGATATTCTTCTCGCTCCCCTCAATCTCGATATCCGATATCGGGAGTAGGCCGGTAGCCGGATTTGTAGCTTTCGATGTGTCGAAGTTGACTTTGATCTTCCAACCTTTATCGGCTTCTTCCTTATTGAAGTTGAATCGGGAGTAGATATCTCCGGTTCTATCGTACAGAGTTGAATCTGAGATAGAAAGATTACTTTGCTCTTGAGCGCTACGATCTTTTTGATAAGTAGTACGGCAACTACACAATAGCCAAGTGATAGTAAGGCTAGCAAGAAGAATGAGGGTGTGTACATGATGTTTCATTGTTTTCGGTTGTTACACAATAGGTTTATACATTTGAATCGTTTCAGGTCGGCTATTTCGTTTTCGTTATCCGCTATCTTTTTATCCTGATCTATTTGATTGTTTTCTAGCTTTTCTATACGGGTAGCCCACTTTGTTTCGCTTTCTATTCTCTCTTTCTTCATAGCTTCTTTGTCGGCTCTCAAGTCAGCGATTAGTTCCTGATATACATCTTGTACGGAGCTGAGAGCTTTGGCTTCCGCTTGTTTTTTTGTGTACTTGAGTGTAATCACCCCAGTGATGAATGACAGGAGACCACCACCGAGTATGAATGTGAGTAGATTCTGTGTAATGATATCGTTCATGACCTTCTTTTTATGCAAAGGTATCAGCTACCTGGTAGGTCATAAAGGACACGCCTACGGCAGAAAAACAAGTATCACGAGCGTGATGATTTTTGAGGGGACAGGTGCTGCATATAAGGGAAATTGAAAAACTTTAGGTCGAAACTTCTTTTCAGGGCGGTGCGTGGTCTTTTGATCAATAAAGGGGAAAATTTTCCCCTTTATTCAACTATTTAATTTGATAATCAAAGACTTTTAAATTTTATTGTGGGAATTGTATGCGACAAGCAAAAAGCACAGATATATGGTAACCTGTGTTCTTTGTTGAATAAACTAATGATTATTCCGGTTGTGGAATGTTGATTAGTTTTTGGAGTTGATAATAACTCATCTTTGATTTGCTTTATTGATATTTTTGTTAAAATCAAATTTAATAATTTTGCATGGTATCTTTTTATTTTGGTTGGAAACAATCTTTTTTTTGTAATTGGTTAGAGTTTTGATTACAGCGTCTATGCCGTTTTCCCTAATAGAACCTATAGTTGATTTTGCTGTCCCTATGTAATTCCCGTTCATATCAAAAATGGCGGATTCTCCCTCTATATGAATGAAACCTGACTTATTGTCTATAATGCGGCATTGCGAAGAGATAATTCGTTCTACATATTCCTTCATAGCTCGCCTCCTTTTTCATTAAATGTAATATTGACTGTGCCTCCATTGGCGTGGATTACAATACCTCTGTGCGATTTATTCACTCGGAGACGTTCGTTACCTTCAGCTACTTCAAGGCAAATGTTGGAAAGGGCTTTCTGAAGCTTTTCTACGGATATATAGCGTCCGTTTGCGCTTTGGTTTTTCTTTTTCATTTTGGAGATCATTTAAAATGAAATAATATGTTGATTAAATACGGGAAGGGAACAAAAAAGTTCCGCTTTCCCGTTGATCTCCACCTGAAACAGGCAGTGGGCGCATTAACGCTCCACACGGGGGTCGGAACTATATCATGAGCTATGGACATAAAAAATGCCCGCAGCGAATAATTGGCGAGCCTACTCGCCTGTTTCAAATGGAGATCGCTACAAAGATGGTGATTCTTTTTGAATGAGCAAAATAAATGCTGATTTTTTAGATTGAAATAGCCTATCTTTAGTAATGTAATGCAGTAGGGATAGTAAGATATTGTATTGGAATCAAAGAAGCACTTAATAGGAAGGTTTTATTTCGTTCCACTATAGTTATTCTTACGCATGACTATAGTGGAACGAAGTAGTAGTTGCAAGTGAAGACAGAAGTATTGGTTAGTAGTTATAAATATAAAAGCACAAATAAGATATATATTTGCGCTTTTATATTTATAACAATCTATGAAGTTTGAAGAATTTAGATACTCAATGTTGGTTCTAAATCTTCTCCGACTATATACTTAAATGATTGAGGGGCAACAAAAGAAGAAAATAAATCAAATGGATTGATTGGATTCTCATAAAGTTTAGGTGAAGAAATTTTTAGCGCGTAACCTCGTTTACGACCTTCAAAATATTGATCGAAGAATTCCTTGGTAATTCCTGAAGCTTCTTTGGTTTGATCCCATAATTGTTGAGGTTCTTTTTCTATAATTGTTTCAACAGTAAATTCTCCGACGATCATTCCTTCCGGTTTTGTAGAATACACCACTACTTGATTTACATTTTTGGTAAATATAGCTTTTCTGTATTCATACTTTTTGTTTCCGGCAAATATTTCACGAACAAATTCCGGTTTAATCGATAATAATACTTTCATTTATTTTTCCTCTTGAATTTATATTGTTAAATTGCTCATCTGTTATTTGAAAGAATCCCCAGTATTCATTGCCATCTAGTCCAACCTGTTCGATTAGCTCATTACGAGTGACCCTTCTATCAAATGCGGCATTATAAGTCATTTTAATAACAACCATATTATATGTTGTGTACCACTTCTTTAACTCATTTTCATCAAATATGCTATAGGCATTAGCATATTTGATAAAGTCATTTACAGAAGCGAAATCTTTAGCTTTCTTAATTTCTTCAACCACGCATATAGAGGAAATTACGCTTCTATATTTAGCTGGTCCTGCATGATCAGAAGTACGATATATAAGTAAGATGTCCCCTTTTTCAAGTTGATCAAGCCCATTCATACTTGATACATATATCTTATGGATACTATTTGTATGTGTAACATCTTTAATGAGCACATCCTTACTCCTTTCTTCTGTATTCAATATTGAATCAGGAAAAAGAGGAGTGTGGTATTCAGGTTTTACTGATAAAATGAATTTTCGGACATCCTTAGCATGCACGAAAGGATAATCTAATAATATATCGCCAGTATAACTTGTCATTGATTTTGTAAAAACAAGCTCTGGCTCATCCCCTTCTCCTTTAGTTCCGTATTCTGTGAATCCATATCTTTGTAATAGCGTGATTAAACCTGTATGTTTTTTATAGATGGTCACATAAATTTCACAGACTCCTATATATAAAGCAGCTGCAATGATTTTCTTGACAAAGTATTCTCCTAATTTTGTTTTATGTGCATCTATCTTGAATGTACCGACTTTCAATCTACTAGCAGCAGGCATTGGAGGATTAATGTCATTTAATTCTTCTGTTTCATGTTTCATATAGAGAAATCCTTGGAGCTTTCCTTGGTCATCTTTTTGAATGAATGCTTTAGCTCCTTTTTTGGCCTTTTTAGTGTACCATTCTGAAAATTCGGGATAATCTTGTTTTAGTGAATCGAAAAAAGGATCAGATAAGTCTATATCACAAAATTTATTTTGTTTCATAGTTGCAACCTCCTTAGAACACTCTTTAGCAATAATGTGCCCATTTTTATGTAGAATTCATTTTGAATAACACTAGTGCTAAAAAGTTATTTTCAATAATATTTAGGGCACGACAAAGGTTGGAATAATATTCGGGAAAAACAAAGAAATGTAATAAAAATGCGAATAATAAATTATTTATTATTCAGAAAGAAGATTCCTCCAGCATGTGTACCCGGCAGAGTGAAATAGAAATTCATTCCTAGCCATAGTGTGTCAAATGCATCTGTGATGTGCGTTTTATATTCGTCCGGATTATCAGGTGTGTCGGGTGTTCCTTCAGGCGTTTTATCCTTTTCAAATCCGTTCTTTCCCTGTTTGACCCCAGTTTGTTCCATTGCTATTTTCAGGAATTCGTTTTGATGAAGGTTTATTTGTATCCAAAGAAATTGCGGATCTCCTTTTAAGGTTAAGTCAATGTTTAAGTGCTTCCATTCGTGTTTCGGAGCTTGTCCGACATATACCATTGTGACATGATATCCGTTTTCTTTGAATACACGTTCGATGATGTCTGCATAGGTTTCAGTAGAAGATCCGGATTCCCATGTAAAAGTATGGTCATAGTAGATGACTACATCTCGATTAAGCTTCGGACGGTAATAGTCGGCTATCATTTTGACTAGGTCTTGCAATTTTCCGGGAGTTTTGACGTAAAATGACTTGAGTACGCGCATCGTGTGATCATCCAGCTGTCCGACGACTGCGGTGGATATGGATGCATTGGAGTCAAAGGCCAGATGAAGCTCCTTTGAAAAGTTGAGGTCGCCGTCGCCCAGACAACCACATGTCGTTAGTTTGCTCCAGTTACTGCCTAAATCCCGGAGACGTCCGTTATCGCCAGGTGTGTAGAAGTGAATATCATCATCCAGAGCCGAATAAAAGCAATTTTCAATCCGGAATAAACGCTCGTTCATAAAAGCAGTACGCCAGATCAAAGGAGGCGAGTTCCGGTACATCTGCCAAATGAAGTCTTCACCGAGTACTTCCAGATTGTCGAACACATCATATTCACCGTAGAAGACGGTATATTCCTTTGTTTTTCCCGGGAGAGGTTTGATAGGAGGTTGATATCTCCGTGCAAGGTCTAAATCGCGTTGATATTCTTTGATCATGCGCATTACATGGTCAGTGAGTGGCTTTCGTTTGTATTCTTGTAGCTTGAGATACAATGTTCTGATTAGATTGATATGTGCAGGCGACATCTCGTCTATCTTATCGAGAATCCATTTTCCCATAGAAGCAGTCGGCATATCTGTTGAGTAACTTACGCTGTGGTGATGAGGACAGTCGCCGAAATATTGCCGATTACCACGATTGGCGGGATCTACTTCACTTTTAATTTTCTCATAATTGAGAAACTTAGCTTCGGGACCTATCACCCAGTCGAGTGACATAGAGTTTGCGGACATTCCTTGATTGAAGGAGAGAATTACCATGACGGTACCATTCCAAAAATGAAATGCATTGCTCCAGCCATCGCCTAATACCGGGCGTACCGGTTTGGCGAATCCCATGCTTTCTGGAGCTTTGTGGCCAACGACATAATGTATTCCTTGTATATATCCCCACTCAGCAAGTGCTTTGCAGATTGCCGGTAATGTGTTTCCCCATGCCTTGGCGTAACTCGGAGAGATTAGGCCGCCTAAAGAACCCGGCATTTCCCATACGTTGCGGAGAATGATGCGTGCGTCAATCCCTTCGGATTTTCCGGTACCACGTGAGGCAACTATATATTCATCATGTGCATTGATAGACATGGCATGGCGTTGCATCTTATTGAAGAACTTGTCTACAACCTCATCTCGTTTTCTGCGGAGTTCATATGCGGAGAGGGCAGGAGAGTTCTGCGGATTCATTCTTTCTCCTCCTCTGTAATAGGTTTGATGTCTACTGCTCTTTTACTTAGCATTCCTTTAAACAGGGTGCGCAGCTCTTCCCGTTTTTCTTCAAGGTTTTCAATCTCTTCAAGTCCTTCCAGGAGGGTGACGTCGTCCGAAGGTTCGAATGACGGAGGAATCATTTGTGAATAATCGAATTTATTATCATCTTTATCTGCACGTGTATATTTGCCTATTTTATCCAATGCGGCAGCAGCTCCTTTTGCATCTTCTTTGTCCATTGCCATATTAAAAGCCCTCTTACCACCTTCTACAATCATATACCGGTACCAGGATGTTGCAGCTAGTTGGATATTTCCGACTAACCGGTTGATCATACCGATATCCCGGTAGGCTTGTGATTTGGAAATCGGTTCTGCATTTCCTCCACAACCGTGTATTAGGAAGTTTACCAACTCAGTGTCCGGAATAAGTGGTTCTTCCATTTTTTTACTGACACATAACATCATACGTTTTTTGATTTCCATTTCCCTGGGGGAAAGGATGGTTGTCGATTCGTCCTTATCTTTGTATAAAGCTCGTTCGATTCTCTCGTATGTAGGATCTTTCTTTGGCATTATTCATTGATGCTTTGTTCTTTCATGTATTTATCAGCAAGAGGTTCGGCGGCAGGACTGCCAGCAACGGCCAGTTTGATAACTGTTTTCCGGAGATTGAGCTTGGTCTGAAGTCTCCCCTGATGATAGGAGGTATATATAGGTGAACTGCAATGATTTTTACATATATCACAGAAGTAGTCACGTTGATCAGTCGGGGTATCTAGCAGTATTGCGATTTCTGCCGGAGGTAAAAGTGCTGCAGACATATCTTTTATTTGCTTTAATATTTCTTCGGACAGAGTCATTATTCTAAACTTTCATAGTGGATAGCGTCTTCATACGCTTGATTAAACATATTTGAGAAATAATCGAAATGCTTTCCGGAAGTGAAATAAAAGCCGTTTTCCCATCGGTGGTTTTGATTAAGGTTAGCAGATCCTGCAATTCCAAATTTATATTGTTCGTTTTCGACTAGCAATAGTTTGGCATGGCAGGAATCAATCCGGATTCTCGGACTAATATTTGAAGCAAACAGTAATAGATCAAGCTTATGACGTTTTACGGTCGTATCCAGCAAAAGAGTAAGGCTTTCGATTTTCTTTTCGTCTGAAAGGAAGAAAAGTGGACGCAGACTGTCTTCCGAGATACTGAATGTTGCTATTTTTACGTGTGCCGGGCCTATATCCGATAAAAGAGAGGGCAACACTTCATGTATTGCCCATTCTCCCTTGTGCATGAATGGCTCGATAGAACCGGGGCACAATGCAAGTGGAAAGTTATCCTGCACTCTTTTCACCTTGTGTTGCTGTTATCTCTGCTTCCAGTATGGCAAGTTCCGTCTCATACTTCTCAATGCGGTCCAATGCATTCTGCATGACAGTCTGTTTGTTGTCCTGCCTGGCTCGTTCTGAAGCGGCTTTGCTGTTGGCTATATTATTTTTCAAACGCTTGATTTGGCGGGCAATTTCAAAACCGCGTACAATACTGTTTTCACTTAGTATTGGCCGCTTTTCTTCAAGTTGCAGTTCACCTTTCCCTTCCGCCCAGGTATCGATCTGTTTCCAGAGTTTGCGACGTTCATCATCGAGCTTGCACAGTTCTTCGGCTATCGGTTGTCGTTCTTCTGGTGGTATGTCTTGGTTGGCCACATCATTATGCAAACTTGCATATAAAGGTGCTATTTCTTTGATACGTGCGTAAGCTTTCCGGATAGAAGGACTGAGTGATTCTTCCGTGATAATCTTGACACCCGGAGTGTTCAGTGTTTCGCATTCGTTTCGTAAGGCGGATAGTTCAGACATTTTTTCGTCAAATTGCTCCTGAAGGGATGCCAGTTCTTCGGTATGGCTTTCGCTGTCATTTTCCAGATCATCAATACGGGACTGCAATTCATTGACTAATATTTCAAGCGAAGTGATATTTGCTTGTTTTTCTTCGATTACTTTTTTCCGTTCACTCTCGTTTATGGTCCTAACCACGGCAATTTCCTCAAGAGCGGCAGGATATAGTGAAGGAGAATATTTGATTTCCTTGTCAATTTTCGACAGGCAATTGACAAGCTGGGTGAAATGCGGGTCAAAAATATGTGGACTTTCCGGAGCTGTATCTAGGTAAGCTGCGTATTTCTTTTTCATAGACTCTTTAGCAAGAATCCCGAAAAGAACCAGACCGTCAGCATATTTGCGCTGGCGGTCTCCTAACCATTGGCTGAGTTGTTCTTGTCTGATCATATTATTCGATTGGAGGCGTTGGGGCCGGTTTTAATCCGCCTATGACTTCCATATCGATGGGAGTTTCCAGGAAGATCGCAGAGTAATTGGAATCGGCGGTAGCCGTATAGGTGGTACCGCGACGGTCGCTTCTTGCTTTTCCTCCATTGAATGAAGGAGCGGTAGAAGCATATAATCCCGGTTGCCCCATGATCATTTGTCTGCCGTCAGAGTCTTCAAAAACGTAATAGCCTGCTGTGTTTTTTACCAATGCATTGAATGCATGCATTTCAGGAGTATTGCCGGGGAAGAAGAAGCTCAGTGTTTGTTTATAGCTGATCCCGTCAGCTTCACCTTGCTGCTCCGCTTTATAGTCGACTGTTGCATCTG